CCTCGATAGTTGTAAAACTCCATCTCTTCCAATCTCCACTCTCATCTTCAGGTACATAACACCATAAATCGTAAAACCAACTTGCCGTTCCATCAGGTGTTGAAATAAATAACGCCCAACCTTGTTTATCGGCTAAAGCAGGTCTTATGACTTCAGACCATACTTCTCTGTCCATAAATGCAGCTTCGTCTAAAACTACACCACTTAAACTACGTCCTCTCAACGCCATAGCATTTTCAGTTCCTTTCAACTCAATAGTTGATTCATTTACTAACTCAATCTTCAAATCTGTCTCATTCTTAGATTTGATCCATTGCTTTGGCACTAACTTCTTTAATGTTTTCCATGCAATGTCCTTCGCCATTCGATAGGTAGGTGCACAATAAAAATATGTCTCTCCTGGCTTTGCAATAGCACCCTTCAACAACTCAACACAGCTTAAATAACTTTTACCAAATCTTCTTCCAGCTACCAACACCCTAAACCTTTCTTCAGCTTTGAACACCTCCCCCTGTGCCCAACGTAAACTTAATCCTTCTGCTACTGCCATATAAAAATAATAACCACATTTACTATAACAGCAACTTATTTCGTGTTGTATCAGCAGGTTCCCCGCCTAGTACATACAAAATATTTTTTTTTACAACACCACCCCCTATGTTAAGTTTTGTTACAAATAGAAGATATGCACGTGTAATATAGGAGTTATCTGCTATAATAAAGGAGTAGGCGAAAGCTTACGAACCTTGAAAACTTAATTAATTTTTCAGCTATGAAACCAACTGCACGTTACACCTTTTCTGGTGTTCGCTCTATCAGCTTCACAAGCTACTCTATCAGCTTTCAATTTGCTGATGGTGATTCCTTAGATGTTGACTTTCCATCTTCTGCGGGGACGAAGCTCATACATAATGAGATTCGAGACTTCCTTAAGTGGTACGGCAAAGATGACAAAAAGGAACTAGAGGAGACTTCAAAAGTCTTGATCAAGTTACTTCAAAAGCATGAAGAGGAGGTCACACAATGACTTCTTCACAACTTGGCGACATAGTCGGCAATGAGCCTCAACTGTGCTTCTCGGAGTGGGAGCATTTCGTACAAGATGAAGCCATTTCTAGAGGAGTCGATACTAACGACTCCGACAAGATGGAAGAGCTTGACGAGATCTTACAACAAGAAGCACAAGACCACCGAGACCACCTCGAAGAGATGGCCTACGAAGATTCATTAGAAGGGTACTAACAATGCCCTTCCTTGATTCCTACATGGAGACAAGGCTAGACGAGATAGAGGAGCAACTCTTCCTAGAGTCTCCTCTAGCTCCTAACCTTAGACTCAAAGCTTACGAGCTTTTACTAATTGAACTTTATTCTTAAAGCTATGAAATTCACACTAGGTTATCTAACCTTTATGTCAGTAATTCTTTTACTACTTGGAACATGGGGAGCCCATCAAAGGGACGCCATGACCGACTACTCAACAATTAATTGGGAGTACACAAGACCATGAGCCAAGAATACAACGGTTGGACTAACTACGAGACTTGGAACGTGGCTCTCTGGTTGGATAACGACTATGAGAGCTACCAATACGCTAAGACTTGTAGAAATTTCAAAGAGTATCGAGCTGGCGTCCCACCTGTTAACGGTGATGGGGTCAGCTTATACGATCCAAAGCTCAACATTAAGGAACTTGACGAGAAAATCGAAGAGTTAGGTGAACCCACCGACCAAGAAATGATGAGTTCTTTCGGAACGAAATGGCATGATGGCCTTTAATCAACGAGGAGCTTCGGCTCCTCTTTCACTCTTATTGCTATGTTAAAACTTAAAATTAATTCTGATAACCAGGCATTTCACCAGGAAGGCCAGGAAGTCGCCAGGATATTGAGAGGCCTGGCCGACCAGGTCGAACACCTGGACAAACTCCAGGAATGCCAGCTTCCATTGAGAGATCTCAACGGTAACACGGTTGGCTACTACCAAACCTGGACAGACCAGGGCAAAAGCCAGGGTGCGGTGATCAGTTCGCCTTATGCGACCTGGACACAAAATCAATTTCCAAATTAAACCTGGGAGCTTCGGCTCCCTTTTTTTTTGCCTGGAAACACCAGGACAAGACCTGGTAAACACCTGGAAAACACCTGGTCAGCTGAAAATTGAATGGTTTTTTGCGATTTGCTCCCTTCAGAATCGCTTACAAGCCGTGCGAACCAAGTGTCGAGGCATAGAGATACCCTAAAAACTGAATGAATTTTTGACCAGGTAAATCACCAGGAGATGTCCAGGTAAACTACCAGGTAAACGCCAGGGCGGGTCCAGGTCCGCAAAAATTGAATGCAAAAGTCAAGTAAAAATATTGAATGTCAAAAAATTGAATGCAAATTACAGCTGGTGGCAAAATTGAATGCAAAATTGAATGCTTGATCTCTGCCGAACTCATGTCGATTTGTCAATAGTACACCTGTATTATAGGAGTTAGGCTTTACCAGATGCAAAAAATTGAATGCTTATTCCTTGCTCTCAATTTGAATGTTTAGCGAAGGTGGCATATTTACATTTACTGCTTCTTGAGTCTCTCCGTTTGCTCTTCCCAAAGAATCTAAAATCATGTGCGCAGTTTGCAGTTGACCTTTTTTCAAAGCTGCATTAAACAATCTTTGCCTCATACTATGCAAACGAGAGAGTATATCGGCTCTATCTCTCTCCAAATCTTGCGTGTTCCATTCGGTGACTCTTTTCCAATCTGCCCATGCTGTTTTTTCGGAGATGCTTTCTCTTTGTGCGTGTTGTAAAACTAATTGTCTTGTCGAAAGTCCGTCTAATTGTTTTGTGTAGAGTCTTTGACAGCGTTGTTCAATATGAGTTTTTGGATTACGCTTGCCGTAGATATTTTTTATTCTTTCTAAGTCTTTTTCTGACATTTCCAATAAAAAAGAGGTATTAACTAAATAATACCTCGTAAGTCTATATATGTGAAAAGAAATTAAGAAATGAGTTCGTAATTAAATTGTGCTGAAGTTAAAAAAGTGTAAGTATTAACAACTTTATAACCAAGATTAATAAGTTTCCAATGTTCCTTATCGGCTTGATCTATTTGTTGTTCGGTTTCACTTTTATAAATTCGAGTGATGTACTTTTTCATTTTGCAACCTTTTCCATTTGTGCGATAAATCTTTGTTCGTTGAAATCCCAAATCTCCCCAAGTTTCATATCTTCTAAAAGATAATCTTTAATTTGATTAAGGATTGCATAACCTAAAGATTTTTCGTGGTTTTCGTGTTCACAAGATTGATAATCATAATTGTTGACTATCCCAACTAAATAACCGCTTTCTTTTTTGTCGATCCAATTAACAACACAATTAGAAAGTCTATAGATATAAGAATCTCTAAACATATCAGTTGGATTAGAATATCTTGCATTTAGTGAGTTTTTGTTTTCTCTTAATAAAGTATTGAAAACTAATTCATATAAATCATTATGAGAATTTTTCAAAAGTTTTTCAAAATGTTCATCTATATGATTTTGAAAATCAGCATAAAGTCTAAGAGGATCTTTACAATCGGTTCTAGTTTTATAATAAGAATCTTTGTAAGCAATTCTCATAGCTCTTTTATAAGCTGAAGATTTGGAAGGATCGTCCCAAGTTTTACCACTTTTAATAAACCAATAAGTAGACAATGCGTTAAGAGTATCGTCCGAACATAGATAAGCAGACATAGCGAATAAAGTAAACTACTCTTATATTATAGCAGTTATTTTCTATTATTTGCAATGATTTTCGAGAATTTTATAGAACTTCCTTTAGTTGATGCAAGAAAAAAAATATCAAATAATTTTATTAGTCTTATTTTTCTTTTAGTAGAATATTTTGAATGTTTTATAAATCCAAGCATAGTAGTTAATAAAAACCATTGATCATTGAATGAAAGTTGAATCTCATTTGGATTTGGTTGATCTTGTTCATTTTGTTGTCTCAATAATAAATCTTTGATTCTTCCCATAATTGAATGTTTTATCTATATATATATGCTAGTATATTAGAGTAGTTAATGTCTAGTGCCTATGGTTAATTCAAGACGTTCCAATGAACTTCGATCACAAGATTTAGAAAGGTTGAAACGTCTTTTAGATTTAGGAATT